GACACTACTCTTTGAGTTACCAGCAAGCATATCTCTCAATGACTGAAGGAAGTTGATTGCTGCTCGTGTTCCTTCCACACCATTGTTCAACACCTCATCCTCTAGATGTTCAAGGTGAAGGTTCTTTCCCTCTTTCGCCTCAGCGAGATATTGTTTGAATCGTAGCATATTATACCCAGCTCTTTGAAGATTCGCCTTCTACTTCTGATTTCATTGAAAATGAAGATCCGCTTGAAGTAGTAAAATTCAATAAAGTATATTTTGGCATATTTTTATCTTCATCAAATCCAGTCATTAAATATACTTCAGTTTTATTATGTCCTTCTAAACCGTATGTTGATGCCGTTGATTTAACCCTTGTTATCTGTATTACTACATATGGTTGATTCATCGACACTGCTGCTTTGTGAGTCAGAAGTTCGGTTTCTGTGGTTGCTCTATATGTATTTTTTTGTCCAAGATACTGTGCTCCACCCTCTGACCCATATACAACGTAAAGAGGAAGTAATGTGTTTCCAAATTTTGCTTCCGTTTTTACATCCGCGATAAATCCCATAGCGGCCTTTAGGACTTTTCCCTGTTCATCGGAATTTGCAATCAACTCTGTTAAAATAACATTAATTGCATTGTATGCAGTGTAATGAGAAGCTGCTTTAAGTGGTAAGAATAAATCCTTCGTGGTTACAGGCGATTTTCTATATTCTTCATCGTTTAGTTTTAATTTTGCAATAATGTTATTTGCTTCGGTCAAAAACACACCTTCTGTCAATTTTCCAGCGGCATCTTCAGTCTTAAACAATACAGCATTAGCACCTTTAAAATCTTCTGATTTTTTACTGTCTAATTTTGCTGCATTTATATGAATTTTTGCATATTCTTTGTTTACCATTCCAGAGGCCAGTTGTTTAGCAAAAACCTCAAACTTAGCTAAAAGTAAAGCTTTCTTAGCTTTCTCTTTTTGTGGAAGTGGGTTTTTGGTAAAAAGTCCGACTATCTTTTTTTCTAAAAGAACTTCTTCTCCTAGATTTCTTACTCCTGTAAGTTTTATTATTTCGTTTGCATTGTCTAGTACAGGATTAGAACCTATAACTCTGCGAACTAATCGTACTATACCTCCAAATATTTTTTTTAGTTTTCCTGCTGCCCACGTTGCAAATTTTGTAAACGATCCAACAACTTTATCTTTTATAGATTTGAATACATCAAACAATCCCTCATCCAACAAAATTTGATCTATTCGGTCATCAAACCCATAAGATACTCCAAGATAATTTCCTCTTTCAATCACGGAATCATTAACTTCAGTACCTAATTTTGCAACATTAGTAGTAAATTTTGAGTATTTTCCATTCATGTAAGTGGATAATTTACCAATTCTTGCATCGTCTATTCCTTTTTTCAATGAGACTTGATACCATTCTATTCCTTTCTCATCGGGGAAAAAACATTTTCCCTTATCATCCCAAAATATATCGCCTGGCGCCATAAGTTTATTCGGCAATGCCGCAGATAATCCTGCCGCTTTACCTTTAGTAATAATGACAATATCTGCAGTATTTTGTTTAGTGTTTTCTTCCTTCCAAACCGCAGGCAACTTACCATAATAACTTGTGTCTATATTTTTGTGAATTATTTCTACACTTCCCCATGTAATAGGTGCATCAATCTTTTTTACATCAGCTCCAATAAAATCTATTGCTTCGCACACTTTATCGGGATCAAATTTATACTTATCATTTCCTTTCGGAAATCCTATCTTATCTAACCACGCTTTTCCTTCTGAATGAAATTCATCGTGTTTTGAAGCTGCGGTAACTTCTGCAACTGTAGGTAATGTTCTGGAGCTAGAAAGAGTAGTGACAATATGTACCCAACTCTCAAAAACACCAGCAGATTTATTTCCCCCACCAACCGATTTGGTTATTTCCTTAATTTCTTTAATATGAGGATTTTTTTCTTCTGCTTCGTGTATATATTCTGTAAATCGTAACATTCTTAATGGCTCTAATGTTTTTTTTGTATGGTAGGTATGACAACTATGAGGAAAGATATCCCTCACTGATTATTTATAATACTAAGACTCTACTGGTTCTGTGGGCTCTGTTCCGTTATACCATGCCTCTGCAAATTCTGCTATATTGGATGATACGAATCCAACTGGTGGATCATCGATTCGGAATGTGGATAGATTTCCGAAATTGTCTTCGATTATGTAATGAACTTCATCGTTTTTAGTGTGCATCGGAGAAGTCAGGCCGATACAATGAAGGTGCACACCCATTTCAGGATGCACGTAATAACCTCCAACATACATTTTGAGAATGTATTTTTGTTTTCGATACTCGTCTAACTGAACAACCTTAGTTTCCTCGCCAGTCACTTTCCTCGCTTTCAATTTTGCGTAGGAGTTTAATCTCGTCTTTTTTACGTTGACGTTGAGCTTCTTCTCGTTTCAACTTTCTCTCAAGACTCGGTTTCTGGAAGAAAGCTTTCTTTCTAACAAGTTTCATTGTTCCTTCAGCCATAACTGAAGCTTTAAACCGGCTTAGTATACGATTGATATTATCTTTCGGTCTTACTTTTATTGATATCATTTTTTGTTATTCAATTTAGATTATTCATAATAAGAGTAATAGATTATTCTTTCACTCTACATATTAATTGTAACACTTTATATAGGAAATGTCAAGTTAGAATTTCGACATAAACTTAGCAATCGGTTGAACGAATGGAAGTAACATTATTGCCATCAACATATTCACTCCTGTATGAACCATCGCAATTTGTTTAGTGATACCTACGGGCATTCCATCGCTCACCAACATTCCTGCTAACCAGATAGTTCCTGTAGTTCCAATGTTTGCACCAAGTACAGCTGCAATCGCCGATGGTAGAGGGAGAGCACCAGATGCAACCAATCCAATAATTGCTGTTGTGGAAAGTGAAGATGATTGCCACAGAAGAGTCATTACGATTCCACCGAAAAACATCCAGTATGGATTACCAAGAAAAACCTCAAGGTGTTCCAGTTTGCCCATTGATTTCATTCCACCGCTGAACATCTTCAGACCGATATAAAAAATCACCAGACCTAGTAGTGTCTGAAAAATGGGATTGTTGAACTCCATCAGATTGCTTCCTTTATATTTCCACGAATCGTAAAGTTTTCTATCTCTTTTTTTCATATTCAATTATATAGGGGAACACAATGTTATAAATAAAAAAGAAATTGGAACTTTCATGACTAATCAAGAACAGGAATTCTTTGACCAATATGGATTTATGAGTTGTTATGAGTGTGATGAAACTTTTGTTACTGAGCAAACACTGAATGAACATCTGGAGAAATGTATAGATGATCATCCTCATAAGAAAAAAACTTAGTGTGATGTTCTTTTATCTCTGTATTCTTTTTTACAATCATCAGAGCAAGTAATCAAGTTGTCGAATGTATGATATGTCCATCCAGATTGAAATATAGAATACACCTTTTCACATACATTACACTTTTTTCCATCCCAATTTTCACTCATGCATACCCCCATCGTCTTTCATTTTCATTCCAGTGTCTTCTTTCTTGAACTCATTAAACTCATCTTTGTCTAATCTTCTATTGTTTCTATGCTGCATTACTTGTGCTACAACGAATGTCGTCACCGCAAGCATTGGTATAACATAAACTACTGAATTAGTGATATAAGCAACAGTCCAACTCGGAACCAATATGACTCCGGCTATTATAAGAATATCTGTTAAAACGATTCCATTATTTTTAAGGTGTTCCATCGTTATGACTCTAAAGTTTTCTTTATTTCTATGATTGTTTTTTCTGGATCTGTTGATTGTGTTACACTTCTACCAATAACAATATAATCCGCACCAAGTTCTCTTGCTGCTCTAGGAGATGTAGTTCTTGATTGTCCATGATTGTGAGAATGAAAAGTAATGCCTGGACACACTCGTAATACACTCTTATCTTCTATATCTTTAATATCCTGAGCACTACAAACAATACCAGCAAATCCATATTTTCGTATTCGTTTGAGATTACGTTCCCACATACTGGATTTTGGTTCTCTAACTATTTTGTATTGTTCTGTATCTGACCAAGAAGTTAGGTAGGTCACTCCTAGTAATTTTATATCTTCTGCATATTGGTGAAGACATTGGAATACTTCTTCGTTATTGAAGGTGCTGATAGTAGTCATTGTCGCACCTCTTTCGAGAATCATTTCTACAACCGAACACACGGTAGCAGGAGTATCCCAAAGTTTGAAATCTATGAAAAGTTCACCTTCATAATGCTCAAACATAGTAGAGCGTTCAAGTAGTGTGTGATTTATTTTAAATCCGTCAACAAAAGGTCCGAGTAGAATCATCGACTCAAGAGCTTTCTCAAAAGACATATTATCAAGAGCTATGATGATTTGCATTTACAGTATTTCAGTTGGATTGAAAGGCATTTGAAATAGTGCTCTGCACCATTGAGGGGGAAACCCACGAGCAAAAACAACCCATCCAATATATTTTGTAGGATTCCTAAACATTCGTTCTCTTTTAAATTCTTCCATACTCCCACCAGTAGTGAGTACATCATCAACTATAAGTATTGGATCATCGGGGTTTTCTGTAGAGTATTGATTGAGGTAAGAACCAAGAACCACTCCACCTCTTGGAATTCCTATTGCGGAGTGAAATGGTCTTTTCTCATAATCCATTATCATTTCTGTTAGACATTTCCACTCTTTTTTGGAAACACCATCACATTCAATTTTCCAACTCAAGTCTAAACCAGAGTGACTTTTGAAATCAACTTCCTGAAAAATATTCATTCAATTCTCTATTGAGTGGAAAAATAAGAGTGCTAGAATCCCCCATCTGTTTGTGATAGGTTAGTCTAAGCGGGTGACTAATTCCGCCGGATAATTTCTTGGTGAACAGTCAAATTCAACCTCAACTATGGCGCAACACTCTCAACCTTTATTAGTAGTATATATCTAAAACATTTCCAATATGGTGAACGACTATAAACTCATACAGTATTTTCCGATTGTTCCACAAGCCATGTATTCAACCACTAGTGCTAGTGTTAGAACAAATATAATCACGAACAGCTTGAATCTGTATTCCTTCCATTTCTTCTTTACTACACTAGTAAGGAATTCGTAACAATAGGCTCTACCGTATTGGAAACTTGACTCATTTTTCTTTTCTTTTTTCATTTACTCTTATTCTTTCATTCAAACATTGTAAAAAATATTATTATGGAGGCGAGTAACACAATTATTAATAACCAATCAATAAACTCTAACCGAAATTTACTCCTGTGTTCCTCGCCAAACTTCTTCCACCAAAGTTCTCTTTCTTTTTGGAACTCTGATTTCGGTGTCATTTACAGTTTACCGTTCACACCTTTAACATAATAATTCATAGTCTCCAATTCACTCCTCTTGATTGCACCAGCAGGAATTACTGTTCCGTCTTGTTTGGTGACACCAGCACTGAAGGGATACCACTTGTCCATCTTGTCATTGACCCAATCCATTTTGACGTTCTCAACAGAATTGACAACTTTGCCTGGCACGTTTTCTCCCCATGGCGATAGTCCTACACAATTTTCCTGTAGACCCCAATCCCATCTTTGACCCATCTGTAACTCACCGGCTGCATATTGGTCAATAATGTGTTTGTAGAGAACATTCCAGTTGAACATCATTCCTGTAATGTATCGGTCTGGTCCGTTATTACCCATTGGTGCATCATTACCCATACTCCAAATGTCTTTACCATCACGTTTCCATGCTTTTTGTGCAACAACAACTACACTAGGTGAATCGGTTGTCGTGTAAAGAATATCATTTCCAGAATCAGCTAATGCTTTGGCGGCATCCATATCTTTGGGTGGATCGAACCAAGAATTTATCCATACAATATTTACCTCAATGTCTGGATTGACTGACTGAGCTCCAAGAGTAAGTGCGTTGATGTTACGAATAATCTCTGGAATTGCGTGTGAACCAACCACACCAATCTTGTTTGTCTTAGTCATCATACCGGCTGCAATACCTGTAAGATAACGAGCTTGGAATGAGTGACAAACATAATTATCCATGTTCGTATCATTACCCTTGTAACCTGTAGCGTGCATGAAAACTGTGTCAGGATGTTTCTTTGCAGCCTTGACCATTCCATCCATGTAACCAAATGATGTTGCAAAAACAATATCATTCTTTCGTGCAAGTTTACCTAACAACTTTGCGGCTTCTGCTTCTGGAGCCATTTCAATTCCAGATACTTTGTGACCATACTTTGTCAATGACTGAAAGCCTTGATCGTGACGCATTGACCATCCACCATCATTCTTAGGACCAACCAAAAGGTATCCCACTTTTACATTTTCTTTACTGACTAGTGTAATACTAGAAGCAATAAGAATTACTGCTCCTACAACTAGTGCTATAATTTTCTTCATATCAATCTCCTTCCGAGATTTGGGTTAAAAAAAGAATCACCTTCCAGTGATTCACAATATC